AGCCCTGCCACTCAGCCCTTCCCGCGCTCTCCACTCGCCCCGGCCCGGCCCTCCCCTCTCCGCCCTCTCAACCCGCCATCCCCTCTCCGCCCGACCTCTCGCCGCCCTCCAGCCCGCAGCGCTCTCCCCGCTCTCCCGCGCCTCATGCCCCGCCTACCACTGCTCTCCCAGCCCGCTATCCCAGCCCAGCCCGCCGTCGCCCGAGACCATGCCCATGAGCCACGCCCGGTACTCTCTTACCTCCACGCCTCTTGCCCGCCCTCCACAGTCTCCCGCGTGCCTAGAGTTCGCGCGCGCGAGGGATCGCTACTATGCGGCTCAGTGCCGAGCCGCGTGTGCGCGGAGATCATGGCATGTCGATGCGCATTCGGCGCGCGCGGCAGGTGCGCGGCGTCCGTATGCCGGGCATGCTGATGATCTCGGGGGTGCAAGTCCCCTACGGTATCGGAGACCATAACCGTTAAGCGAAGGCAAGGGCGTCGCCGCGAGGCGGGGTCTGAAAGAAGCCTTAGCCACAGCCACGACCTGACGAACAGAAACCGGATAGAAGGCATCGGGCGCCGGGTGAGCTGGCGGACGACAGTGAAACCCGAGGTCTCCAAAGGCGGCCCGGTGTAGATTACGAGGCGCTTGCAGTTGCGTGAACCGCCCGGTGCGGACCCGCATGCCGGGTGGTGTGGGGGGCGGGGCCGGCAACGACCCCGCCTACCCGATAGAATGCTGGGCCAAAGATGCACAATGGAAACCGCGAAACCACGCCAGATTATGCCCGAAACCAGACAAAAACGTGTATATCACAGCTCGGATCGCTCTATTGCGCGCGTGATTCATTAGCCCGCCCTATGCATACACTCCCACGCGGTGGCGCAGGGCGCGGCTGTCTGGTGGTCTTGACGCTGCATCCGCCAGGGTGTCGAGGCGGATGGTGGCACAAAGCAGATCCGGTCGTGCTTGCCGGTGTGCAGACGAGCTCGTTTCGCTCCTGCTCGCCATGCGTCAGGCACGCTCATGCCGCCGGCTCGGTAGGCCGGTTGAGCTGAGGAGTGGGGAGGTCTCCGGGCGATGGGCGGCTCAGCGTTGGGTGAGCGCGTCAGGTGGGTACGGGGAGTTGCGCCACGTCGCGCAATGCGCTTCGCAGCAGGTCTTCGTGGGGCCAGCCGGAGGCCAGGTGCAGCCAGAAGCGGCGGGTGCTCTGCTTGATCAGCGCGCCGACTTTGAACAGTTTGCAGCGCAGGGTGTCGGTCTGGGCGCAGCGCAGGCGCTGGGCGTCATTCTGATCTTCGCACCCGCCGATAATGCCGTGCAGGCGTTGGATGATGAGCTGCTTGAGGTCGTGGCGAACGTACGAGGAATGGCGCCGGTCGCGCAGGCAGCGGGCGATGCAGTCGGTGAAACCGATGCGCTCATCGAACTCGCGCAGGGCGACGAGACCGGCATCGGACGTGATCTGGCCACCGTCAAAATCCAGGCGGATCTCGCGATCATCGCGGAAGGAGAAGGCGGTCTGCATGGAGCACTGTGCATTCACGGCAGGGACCTCCCGGAACGGCTCTATGGCTCGCTACCAGGCTATTCCAAGGTCCCTGCCGTTTCGCCTCCTCCAAGTTTGTGCATAGGGCGGGTTAGTTTTCGGGCCGCGCGAGCGGGGATGACTGTACCTTTTCCGGCTCCGACCTGTACCATTTCCGTGGCACCTTTCCAGCGTATATAACTTTATTCGCATAGTCCGGTGTGCCTCCCCTCCCCTAAATTCTTCCACTACCGCCTTGCCAAGAGACAATCCTCTCCGGAAAAAAATACACCAAGGCTTGTGGAGAGTGTTTTGCAAGTCGCGGTGTTCATGGTGTATAAGAGAGAGGAGTAGCATACTGTGACTGTGTTGGTTGTAGTGGCTGCGGCATTGCTATGCGTGGTGCGTGTGTGGCGGCTTATGCGGCTTATGCTGGTGTTATGCATGGGATGCTGTCTGTGCGTGACCTGACTTGGCAGAGGGTGGCAGAGGGTGATGTGGCGGTGCTTGGCGTGGCACGACGTGTGATGGTTATGTGTGGCGCGGCTGTTGGGATGCGCGTGTGGTGTGGATTGCTGGTGATGCGGTGATAGGGTGGTGTGTGGGGCGTGATGTGGGAGTGATGTGTCGATGAGAGAGAGAGGAGATGGTTCGCGATGGTAGTGATTTACGGAGATGGCGGCGTGTTGGATGCGTGTTTGGCGGGAGGGTATGGGGTGTTGGGTGGTCGCGAGGTGGGAATGGATGTGGAGGAGGATGTGGAGGATGTTTGCGTTGGGATGGTTGAGTTGAAGTCTGTGGAGGTAGTGGAGCCGACGCGCGATGAGTTGATGGCTTTGTATTGGGAGGAAGGGTTATCATTGACGGAGATAAGCGAGCGTGTGGGTATGAGCCGGACGACGGTTTACAATCGGATGAGGGGGTACGGGATCGGTTTTCGTGCGCGCGCCCACAAGATACGTGGGAGAGAGAATTACATGCATCCCGAGAATGTTGCTGCGCGTGGAGGAGGTCCGTCGGCGAATCCGATGTATGGTCGTCGTCACAGTGAGGCGTCTCGGGCGAAGATGCGCGAGGCGTGGGCGCGGCGGAAGGCGCGGAAGCGAGGTGAGTGGTGATGAATGGGCTGGGGAGTGGTGAGTGCTGGAGTGGTTGATGAGTCGTCGGTAAGTGGTTGGTGAGTGTTTTGGTGGTATCTGGATGTGCTGAGTGTGTTGAGGGATGGAATGGAGGTGCGTGGATGCCTATTTACGCGGATTCGAGCGACAGGGAGATATTTCGGGAGATAGGGGTGTACTTGGCGATGGTGCTTGGATTTTGCTTGACGTTGTATTTTGGTTTGCTGTTGTTAGGGGTGATAGCATGGCCAGGTCGCGGGTAGAGGTTTGTGTTGTGAGGGGTTCGGGTCGCGAGGGGTGGTGTTTGGGGTGGCAATTGGCGTCGATTTGGATGTACGAGACGGTATGTGGGGAGCACGTGATTTTGGCTCCGGAGACGGAGGTGTGTCACGTAATTCCGGATGGTGGTGTATTGTGCGAGCGGTGTCGGCGTGCGGTTCAGAGGGCGACGGGTTTGCGTTTTGGTACGCGGCGTATGAGGAGGCGTGATGTGGTGCGTGGGGATGGAGGGTCAGGGGTAGGGAGAGAGTGAGGAGTGAGTGGAGAGGGAGCTGGAGGAGAGGGGGGGTGTGAGGAGGAGGAGGAGGGGCGGCGGGATGGGCGCGGAAGTGAGTCGAGGAATGGGAATTGCGGGCGGGGCGGGTTTTGATGGGCGGGAAAGATTTCGATAGGAGTACGAGGAAGTCATGAAAATACCGGGATACTTGAGCCCCGAGGAGAAGCGGCGTCTTCTTGCTGAGGAGAAGGCGCGGGCGATAGCGTTGACGCCGGCGGGCCGTCCGGAGAAGAAGGCGATGGAGGAGGTTTTGCGTCCGGCGACGGAGGACAGCAGTGGTCTTATCGACGGTGGACCGCTGTCGAAGGTGGTTGATGGGCGGTTTCCGGAGGGGACGATCGTGCGGGCACGGTTTCAGTATTTGATGGGGACATTTGGCGGGGAGGACGTGTCGCGGGAGGAGGAATTGGACCGCATCGCTGATTGGTTGTCAAAGCAGGGGTATCTACTTGGCCCGGAGGATGTGAGGCGGTGGCATTCCTTGCGGATGCCTGATGGAGTGGATTGGGACGTTTTGCGGGAGAGTTGGGATGGACGCATTGTTAGCGGGCGGTCATATCCGTTTCCGGATGACGCAGAGGAGGACCTTTGCCGGCGCATTTTGGCGGAGGCCGTGCATATCATGAGCATTTGCACGGCGAGTCTTCGATACACGGACTTATACGACGAAGACGGGAACCCGGTGAAGCAATTGTATACGTCGGAGGGGGTAGCGGTACCGGTGGGGGGCTTGAAGCCGAAGAATTTCGCGGATGTGAAGAGCGCGTGGCAGGTGGCGAGCGAATTAGCGCAACAGCAGGTGGACAGGTTGAAGAAGATCCTTGAGGGGGACGTAGCGCGGGAGAAGATGGTGGCGCAGGTGGCGGCGGAGGTATTGATGGCGATCAATCCGACGCCAGAGCAGATGGCGAGTTTGCGGGAGATGATAGAGACGGGTCGTGTGGGAGCGGAGGGGGCGGAGAAGGAGGCGGAGATGGCGACGCGGATGCTTGCGGCGTCTAATCGTGCTACAGGAATGGCCATTGCTGGGGCTGAATCGGCTCAGGACGGGTTTTTAGAGGAGGAATGGGTAGAGGGCGCAGACGAGGATTTTCAAGCGCTCCTGGACCGCGAGATGGCCGAATACGGGGACGTGGTGGACGACGACGACGACGACGTAGACGACGACGAGGGCGACGAGTGAGTGTAAGTATAGACCTGCGGTTTGGCGCGTGCCTGGAGCGCATGCTCACCGACGACGTGGCGACCGCTCATCCGACGCAGAAGCCTGTGGAACTCATGCAATAGTTGCTTGCCGTCGTGCCGCCGGTCGGCACCGTCCTCGACCCGTTCATGGGCAGCGGCACCCTGGGCGTCGCCTGCGTCGATACTGGATACAACTTCATTGGCATCGAGATTGACCCGGGGTACTTCGCAATGGCGGAAACACTGCCGCTGACGGACGTATAACCATACCACCATGTCCGCGACACTGCGCAAGACGAAAATCTCACCGGAGCAGCCCCGTTTCCGAGCAAAGCCCTGGCAGCGACGCTCTTGGAATGCCGATAATCTCACGCCCTTGCAGCGCGAATTGCTCGAAGATATCGCCCGCGCTACTGGGCAGGCGCAGGAAACCTTGCCAAGCCGCACTACCTACCGGCGCTGGAAGAAATCCATGCGCCTGCCTGGGCGTCCTGGCATATTTCGGAGGATGCGGTCCCTCGGCTATGGCTCCATGGATATCTACTGGGCTATCGAGGAGCTTCTCGGAAAGGTATTCCGGGAGGCCCTCATCGTGGAGGTCCCTTTGTTTCTGGGGAAGCGGATTCACAAGGTCCATCCCGCCGTCGCGAAGGTTGACTATCTCCTGACCCCAGCGGGAAAGAATATCGTGCGCCAAGTGGTTCCCAAGGAGGTTATCTCTCCCAAGCACCTGCGCAGCCGCGGGACCCGCAGAAAGCGCGCGTACTTCCGAAGCAAAATCGCCGCGCGGCGCATTATCGGAGCCGCCGTACTCAAGGAGACCCCCATGGAGATGCAGAAACAAGCCGCACCGGCCAACCCAAGGACCCTTGCGGCTGCCTTGCTTGCCGCCACCGACTATGTCGAAAAGCAGCATATCGTCACCGTCTTGCGGGATGCCGCCGAAAAGGACCCCGTGGAATGGTGCCGACAGGTCAAGTGGAAGGTGGAGACCAAGGACAAGGGCATCCAGGTCTTTCAACCGTGGCCACATCAGAAGGCCATCATGCGCATGTTCGCGGACAGCAAGAGCGCGGTCATCCCGAAGTCGCGCCAGACCGGTGTCACCACCTGCATTATGTCCGCCGCCGCCTGGGGGCTGCTGTTCCGCAAGCCACTGCACATGCACGTCGTCGCCAACAAGGAAGAGGTGGCCGTCGAAAGCTGCCTCAACATCGCTAAACTCGGCCTGGAACTGGCCGAACTGCCCGTGGAGATCCGTCGCAAGCTCTCCCTCGGCGGCAAGTTCACCACACACATCAGATTTGAGGGGCCTGAGGCCCGCAACTACATCCGTGCCCATGCCTGCACCCCGGACGTCGGGCGGTCCTTCGCCGGGAACACGGTGCTCATGGAAGAGGTCGCCTATATGCAGTGGGCCCGCGAAGCCTACCTCGGCCTCGGGTCAATGATCGAAGACGGTTCCGCTTGCGCTTGGTTGGTCAGCACCTACAATGGCGAGGGCGACTTCTTCTGCGAAATGGTGGACAATGGGCCGGCCATGGGCTTTGAGGTCATTCCCATCGACTGGCGTGCTCGTCCAGGACGTGATGAGGAGTGGAAAATACGAACCATCGCGAAACTCGGGGAGGAAGGCTTTGCTCAGGAACACGGCCTCATGCGGGTTTCTCCCGGAGAGGCCCAATTGGACTTCGCGGCCTTGGAGAAGTTCGCCGCGAGAACCGAGTGGATCGGCGGTCAGCCAATCCCCGGCCACGTCTACTCCAAGGGCATCGACCAGTCCTCCATCGGCCCGGACAAGACGGTCTGCTGCGTCATCGATATAAGCGTGCGGCCACGCCAGGTGGTCGCCCTCCTCATTTTCAAGCCGAAAGCCGTACGCAAGGGCAGCGATGACGCCGTGCGCGACCAGCAGAAGATGGACTGGATCGGCGAAATAGACGAAAAGTGGCCCGGTCCGACATTCATCGACGGAACCAATGAGAAGGCCATCGCCCTCATGGCGCCCATAAAGAAGCGGTTCCCCGTGTCCTTCGCCGGCGGCAGCGTTTCCCTCCAGTTCTCGAAGAAGTACGACAAAATCGACAAGCAGTGGTGGATCATCGCCCCGCGCCCCCTGCTCGTGGACCACGGCGTGAGCAACGTGAACTTCGGAACGACGGTTGTGCATCCCTCCCATTTTAGTGTACTCTCGGAAGGGCTAGCGTCCATCAAGAAGGGCGTGAGCAAGCGCCACGGGCGCAACCCGGACGAGACGGACGCTTTCCTGCTTGCGAACATCCCGATCAAGCCTAAGAAGCTCCGCACCACGGGGGAAAGCAATGTTGTGGAGTCTATCCCCCAATCCGAAGCCCTGCGCGGCTTGCGCGGGCAGCCTGGGAAACGGAGGGTCTTCTAATGCTGAGGTTCCCGTGGCAGCAGAAGCGCCCCACACAGACAACCGCCCGCAAGGGCCAGGATGCTGCGTCCGCCGCGCCCACCCCGAAGAAGCGCCTTCCCCTGGAACTGGCAGCCGTGGGCATCCCGCGAATACCGTCCGCCGATGGAATACTGGCCGCCGCCGATGTCCAAACCCGTGGGGACGGGCATTACGCGGAACTTGGCGTCTCCGGGCTGACCGTGCGCAATGGCAAGGTGTATGAAGACTACAATGTTGACCTGATGAGCCTGTCAGAGCGCATGGCGCGTTTTGAGGAGATGCGCCGCAGCGATACAGCCGTCGCCACCATCGAAAATCTCCTCTCCTTGCTAATCCGTCGAGCCTCTTGGACTGTTGTTCCCGGCAAGGGTGACACGACCAAGCGCGGCAAGAAGATTGCCGACCGCATCCAGACGAATTTGATGGAGGAATTGTCCCACTCTTGGGATGACTTTCTCCGGCAAGTGATCCTTGGCCCCATCTATGGCTTCAGCATCTTTGAGCAAGTTTGGGAGACAAAGTGGGACGGGATTACAGGATGGCGCAAGTTTGCCGACCGTGACCGCAGAACCGTCGACCGATGGATATTCGACTCCACCGGCGGGCTTCAGGGATGGGTGTGCAAGGGATACAAGTTGAGCGACCGCTCGCAAATGGTGAACGTCGAAATACCCATCGAAAAGACCCTTCTCTTCACTTGGCGCGAGGAAGCGGGCAACCCAGAAGGCATCGGACTATTGCGGCAAGCGTGGAAAGCGTGGAGCTATAAGCAGGCCTTTGAGGAGTTCGCGGCCATCCGCATCGAGCGTCAAGCTCTGTCCATCCCCGTTGCAAAGCAACCGGAGGATGAGGACCGTCCAGCCAGTGAATTGCGGGCCATGGCGCAAACTCTGGCTCGTCTGCGGGTGAATGAAGATGCCGGCATTGTCCTGCCGCCAGGGTGGGAACTGACCTTTGAATGGCCAGGGACCGCCGACGTGCCTTTTGAAAGTCATATCGAACGCCAACACCAATACATCCTCCAGACCATGCTCGCCCAATTCATCGGGTATTCGCAAGGCGGCGACAGGGGGAGCTTTGGGCTCTCAGCCGACGCGAGCAGTCTCTTCCTCCATGCCATCGTTGCCATGGCCGACTGGGTTTGCCAATACTTCAACCGGTACGCCATCGCGCGCTGGATGGAGTACAACTTCCCGAATCACTATCCCCATCCGGAATTGACCCACGGGCCCATCGGGATGCGGGACATCGGCGAGTGGGGCAACATGATCCGCGCCCTGTTCGACCTGCAGGTGCTCGTGCCTCGCAAGCTCCTGGACCACGCACTGCAGGAAGCCGGGATGCCGGGCCTTGACGATGAGGACTGGGCGCAGATGGAGAAGATGCGGGCGCAGATGAAAGGCAATGGCGGAGAGGCTGAAGCAATGTCCGAGGAGGAAGGAGTGGAGAAAGCTGATGGCGCTGGGGACGCGGAGGAAGCATAGGTCGCTGGAGCAGGTGATGAGGGACGACTATCTGGCCCTAGGCATGCTGCTGCTTGCGGTGCTGTTTATTTTCGCCTTTGCCTGGGTCCCGAAAGCAATGTGGGAATCGTTGGACAAACTGGCAAAGTAAACGACAGGAGGACAAGGACATGCGACAGAAGATGGCACTGCTGTGGTTGGTTGTGTTCGCGGCCTGTGTGCAAGCATCACCGGGTGACATCGAGGCGCGTGGGTATCTTCCACTCGCGCCGGACCCCGCTCTGGAAATCGGTGGCGGCATTGCGATTGAAGTGGCCGAAATTGACCCAAGCTGGCCGTTCATCGGCGCGTTGTTCCCAGGACATGGTGTCTTCGCCGATGTCTTGTATATCGGCGGCCAAGGCCATCTTGGTGTCAGCGGTAGCCTCAAACCGATGGCGCTGGACAATGGTTTGAGGGTATTCGGTTCGGTGTGGTGGGAGGGAGACGCTAGTTGGACCTGCGGCTTGTCTCAGGTAGTGATGGTTTGGTGACCACACCCATTTGTCGCTCATGTCCTATCCGCGTCAAGGAACAACGCCTATTCGGGACGCGTTATCGCTGTGGCATTCATGGGCGCTATATCGACCTATCCGCGCCCTGCACGCTCAATTACGTCGAGGTCGCCATTGCCAAGCAATTCCTTGCGCGCATCCTGGCATCGCTAACGTCGGACGAAAGGAAGCCTTGACAAGCGTCTGGCGACTGGCTAAGATACCAATGGCACCTCCCATCACAGCCTGGGTTGTCTCCTCCCTGAGAGGCGCGGTTATGGCCCCGCGCCTCCCCCTATAAAAACCGCCCGGTAATACCATCCGGGCGTTGCCTTTTTTGCAGGCCATACTTGACAGACAATCCCCAACGTGGTACAAGCCTTACGGGCGCTCACGAGGTTTTCCGCGCCGCGTTCCGGGCGATTATGCGAAAGCCACTTCAATCCACCGTTCTTTTCGCAAAACCCGGCAGTGATGCCCAGGCCTTTGCGCTTGCCTCTTTCGACCTGGCAAGCGCAGACGAAGACGGCCTCATCTGGCATCCCCTCATCTACCCCGGCGTCTGGGAACACCCGGTATTCGGCGTCTTTGAAGTCACCCATGACGACATCGCCCTCATGCTTGCCGCTTTTGAGGACGGCGTCCCTACGGCGCTTGGCATCCCCATTGACGAACGCAATGACCATCTCCCTAATCCCGAAGGAGCCTATGGCTGGATTCGGGCGCTGGAAATCCGGGACGTGGATGGATATGAAGGCGTCCTGTGTTGCGGCGTGGAGTATACGGAACTTGGCAAGGCGAAGATTGGCAGCCGAGAGCTTCCCTTCATCTCCGCGCATTTCCAGATAAGCGATGCGGAGGACGTGGTGTATAAGGGTCATGCGACGCTTATCAAGGGGGCCGCGCTTACGAGCAGGCCTTTCTTTTGGCAACAGCCCGAAATGCAAATTGCGGCGAGCGCCTACAATTTGCGGGAACAAGAGCAGGACAATGAAGAGGGCGGCGCGTCTGCCCAATCGACTGGAGGTGCGTCAACCATGACGGAAGCCCAGGCAAGGGCGCAAGTGGAGGAAGCCCTCGGCACTGTTCTGACTGACGAGGAATGGGCAAAGATTTCCGAGGGCCGCACATTCGCCGAGGAAACGGATGAAACAAAGACCGAAGCAGACGCCCAGGAGGAACAGGTGGATGCCGAGGCCGAGGCCGAGGCCGAAACTGTAGCGGCTGAAACATCCGCCGAGTCGGTCGAAGAAGCCGCCGCAGAGGAGTCCAGCGACCAGGCGGAGGCTGGTGATATCGAAGCCAGCGCCGCGCCGCCCACCGAAGACCTCCTCGCTGAACTGGCCGAACTGAAGCGGAAAATCGCGGAACTCGAAGGCAGCAAGGAAGTCGCCGCATCCGCCATCGCGGAGCTTGAGACCTTCCGCAAGCACGCCCGCGAGGAAGATGAGCGCCGGACCCGCGAGATGCTGCGCGCAATACCCATCGACGGGGGCCGCAGGGAGATCACCGCGTCCGCCGTGGACGTGCTCACCAACCTCGCCATGAACCCCTGTGCCGAGACAGCGCAGGCCGTCATCGACCATGTGAAGCAGTTTGGCGGCATTCAGACGTTCCAGCGCGGCGAAATCGCCACTGCTGGCTTCGACCCCACCGCAGACCCGGCTGTGCAGGTGGAGGCCCTCCCGGTAGCGGCAGACACGAAGGCCAAAATCCTCGCGAAGCACCGTTCCACGGGCACCCCCGTGCAGGATCTGTTCCGACAGCACCTGGCTGAACTCAACAACAAGTAGTCAACCGAGCCGGGGAACCGGCAATCCTCAAGGGGTGACAAACGATGGCGTTGGAACTTGTGACGGACATCAATCTGATCGGTGACACAGTAAACGGGCTGGCGGTTTCTGACTTCAGCGAGCCCTGCATGGTGCGGGTGACCACAGATGACGCTGTGGCCCCGGCTTCGGCTGCTGTCGACGGCCAGGTGGTTCCATGCATCGGCTTCGCGCCGTATGCAGCGGCCTCTGGCGAAGCGGTGACTGTTGTGCGCGAAGGCAAGATCACAGGAGCGTCTGGACTTACCCCCGGCAGCCCTGTCTATCTGGGCGAAACCGCAGGAGCCGTGCAGGGCAGCGCGCCCGCTGGGACCGGAAAGGTCGTGCAGATCGTGGGCATTGCGTTGTCCTCCACCACCTTCATGCTGGACATCGCGCCGACCTACACCACCCTCACCACCCAGTAGGCAACGCGCCGAACAATTAGCCCCTGCGGGGGAAAGGAGCAAGTCCCGATGGCAGACGGCATTCTCAATACGGCGCAAATCATGGATATCCTGACCGAAATGAAGGTCGCGGTATCCCAGTACAACGAGGAAGACAGGCAATGGGACAACTTGCTCTGCGAACGAACCCATAAGGAAAAGGTGCGGGTTCCACAGCGGAGCATGTCTTATCGTCCCATCGGTGAAGGCGGAACGCCCGCGCGCCAGCGCATTGACTATCAGGAGATTAGTCTCCCCACGCCAATGCGCTATGGCTTGGGTTCCGCCGTGACCCAGCAGGCTGTGGAAGATGGCATTGACCGGCAGACCATCGAACTCAATCACCGCGAAGCTTTGGCGGCTGACCAGCGATGGGTTACGAAGGTCGTCATGCGCGCCATGCTGCTTGATGGCGGCTGGTGGGACGGGTCTGCGACCCCGCCCCCGTGGAAGGAAAATACCTTCCTATCGACCCACGACCACTATCTCGCCTACAATGTGTCAGGGATACCCGCGCTTGCGCATTTCACTCGGATGCGCCGCCATATCTTGGAGCATGGGTTCGGTATGAACGGCGTGGTTTGCGCGATTAATGGCGACCTCGCCGAAGCGATTACCAATATCGCGGAATGGGCGACCGCGCCCAGCCCCATGGCGACGAGCACCATGGATAGCTTGCAGCGCCTGGGTCTGACGCCATCGTTCATGGCCGGTGGCGTGATTGTCGTGGAAAGCGACTGGGTTCCCGATAATTACGCCGTCGCCTGGGCTGTCGGCGAGAAACCCCTGCATTGGCGCATGCCCCTTGGCTTGCCACTCAATGCGGGCGTGTTGACATGGGAAGAGTCTCCGAATGTACGGACAATGGAGAGCTTCGACTATGTGCGACGCGGCTCATGCGCGGTAACACTGCGCGGCGCGGGTTGTGCCTGTTACTTTGGCGGTGCGGCATGGGTCGACCCGACCATCAGCCTGACCGCGTAAGCCGTGCGGTGAATGTCGATACCGAGGGAGCCGTGAGACCCAATGGCATGTCAGAGTGTGTATGGGATGGTTGACGGGTCCGGCAATGGCGGCGCCTTGTCAATTCCGGCGGGTCTCACGACATACCTTTACCCCGATGGGAACGTCACCCGGCCGATTGCCTGGGAAACCGCGCGCTTCGTCGGGCGTGACTCAGGAAATCGCCATCGGTCTGCGTGAACCAGCGCCCTTCACGCGCCTTGTCGTCACAAACACCGGCACTACTAACGTAGAAATCGAAGCCTGGTTGTATACTACAGGATAGGAAAGGAAAAACCATGGAACAGACCCAAGTCGCGAAGGTCATGAAAATCCCAGGCGGGAAAACACCGGCCCCTGACCAGGTGTGCTTCTTCAAGGACAAAGATGACCATATTGGCATGACGTTTGACGAGGGGATGGCGTATATCAAGTCCTTGGGAAATCGGGCGAATCATCTGCTTCGCGTGAAGGGTGACGAGAGCTACATGTACGCCCGCGAGAGCGCCAAGGCGGTTTATACTGTGGCGCGCAAGCGCGGCGCGGCGGCTCTGGCCAAGGAGCCGATGAACATCGATGACGAGATTCTCAAGGCCCGCGCAGCGGCTGGCTTCACCGGCGTCGATGTGGAAACGCCTCCTCAGGATGATGAGGTCGACTTCGATGCCGTCATCTCCGAGGACGCCGCACCGAAGTAGGGCCCGCGACTGCTTGTAGGAAAGGAGAGAGCCGTGGGCAACTACTGCAATTGGTCAGACGTCTACGGTCACCTGGACAAGCAGGCATACCAGGACCCAGATATCGCCAGGATGGAAGCCGAGATCAGGGACGCAGAGGCTCGTTTCGACGGGGCTCTGCGTTTCCGCTATGACCTTCCCTTCAGCCAATCGGTGAACCCCGAAGCCTATGCGATGGCGAAGATTGTGGTCTCCAAGCGGGCGGCGGCTCAGTATATTCGCTGGGACGCGCAAGTGCAGGGAAAGACCACGAATCTATGGTTCGCCGATCAATTGGCAAAGGATGCCGATGAGCTGCAGAAGATGTTTACCTTGCGGCAGGTGCCTGAGGTAGAAGTCGCCGATGCCGATGACCCGGTGTCTTACGTACCTGTCGAGGCATCGGTCGTCAATGAGAGCGCCCCTTCCGCGTTGTTCAAGCGGGCGAATATCACAAGTGGAAACCCCAGTCATTGGTAGAAGGAGGCGAGACCATGCCGTCGGTAAGAGCGCGTCTTCAGATGGACAAGAAGGCCATCTGCTCCATCGGCATGGCGGCCTACCTAGGGGAACCAAATGACGACCCGGCAACCGTGTATGGGCGAACTGGAGACCTCGGACCCGCATGGGACGGCGTATTGAATGTCATCTTCGCGAGTAACGAGGAGACTTGGGAGAAAGAAGGGGAAAAGCCTGGCTTCCCTTCTTGGGAATCCGACTATGATTATGGGCGTCACGGACCCTACTGGCAATGGAAAGTTGACGCGGTGGGTCATGAACGGCTGATGGATTTGACGGGGTACATGCGGGCACAGATGACCGGAAAGACGGGCGACCACTGGGAATACCGAGGTCGCCAGCATATGGAGATGGGGTCGCGCAACCCCACGGCACCTGGTGAAGGCTTCGCGGGCGAACATGGCATCAACCTTTTAGACCCGCGCGGCGATGATATCACGGGGCACCAAGCTTACGCCCACAACATGCAGTTTGTTTCTCCCAAAAAGCCATGGAAGCCTTTCCGCCCCGCCCATACGGTCATTCGGTTTACAGAAAGCGAAATCGACGAACTGTGCGAGCAAATTCTGGACCACGTGACGCATGCGCGTCGGCTCAAACGGCCATGGCGCGTTGTGCCAAGTAGGAGCAGCGACCCCATGCGGCAAGGGCATTTCATTCAGGGCCGCGTGAGGGATTGGGGATAGCGGACGATGGCGGAGACTTTTACTTCGGAACTTGGCAACGCCATCGAAGCCGTCATCAAGGCGCGGGGGGCAGAATACATTCCGGGATTTGCGCCGCGCAATGTATTCTTCTACCATGATGACGAGGTTATCCAAGGGGGGCAATGCCCTGCAATTGGCATACTGTTCCGAGGATGGCACCGCGTGCAGGATAGTTGCCGGGGCCATAACGCGGATGGGTCGGTGGCTCCAGGATATGCTTTGCTTACCTTTCGGTTCGACGTGCATATCTGGCAAAGCGCATCGAAACCGGGTGCCTTGGAAAGCCTCATCAAGACGTGGGCGGACGGAATTACGGCTATCCTTGAGGACCAATACTCGCTGGGCGGCGAAAGCGTCGACGTCAATGTGGATGCAACCAACCAGCTTCAGCAACTGGAAATCGGCGGTAACCTTTTGGCGGTCATGCCCATCAACCTCTCCATCTCATGTTTCAAACTACAGGGCGCGGTAACGTTGCCTTGAAGGAGGCCTATTCCCTATGCCGGGATTCATTCAGCACAAAATCTGTTGGATGGGCGTGGCATTGCAGACCGCCCAGGGCAGTATCGAGTCTCAACCAACCGTGGTGTTCCCGATTTCGGAGGAAGCGGCCATCGGGGTGGATCACCACTTCAACTTCTTCCAGTACGCGGATGGGTATCTGAGCGGTCCAAGGCACTGGTATTCGGGTGGCAGTTGGTCTACCGGGACCCTGCGTTTTCCCATCGTTCCTGGGATGTTGACAGCGGCAGGCTGTGCGGGCGGCATGGAAACCGGTGTGGTGACCCCAGCCGGAGACATTTCCGATATTGGCCGGTGGGCCTTCATGCGGCAGCATACATATGCCAGCATGGACAATTATGGGCAAGGGCTCTTCGCTACGGTCTTCCGGCATATGGGCCATGTGAGCGAACTGTATGGTGACGTGAAGGTGGCGAGCGGGAAGATCAGCGTGAGCTTCGGGCAGATGGCGATGCTGGACCTGGAGCTTATCGGACTGCGCGCGCCTGTTTCTTGGTCCTCTCCTAATCGAGGATCAGCGGATGACACGGCGGTGACAACGACGCCGTACCACTTCAACAATGCCGCTATCTCCATCGACGACGCTTCGGATATCCTGACCAACGACCATTCGCTTTCATTCGACAATATGCTGGCATCGGTGGATGAAGCTGCGACACTCAACGGCCAGGTCTACCCGACCTACCTGCCGAACGGGGAATGCGCGCAGTGGACCGGAACGTTCAGTCGGCACTTCCATGATTCAACGCTGTATACGAAGTTCGTGACGAAGACGGAAGCCGCCTACAAACTGGTCATGACTGCGAGTGGCTATGTTGCAACGCTGGAGTTCCCGCGCATCATCTACACGGAAGCCCCGCTCTCCATCCCGTCTACCGGGTTCCTCAAGCAGGACGGCATCTCCTTCCAGGCGCTCGCCAGTGCTGATGGGTCCACGGCAGCCTGGAACTTAATCGAGACGACCAGTTGATGAACCGAGGTGTAGCGCCAATGCCCGACACATACGACAGGACGCAGATCACGACCACCAGTTACATCAAGGCGTCGCTTCTCATCGGCAACGGCTGCACCCTCGTCGCCCATAAGCTCAACGAAAGCAACCTGGTGGACTTCACGCTCAATATACCACCAGAGGCTGCCGATAAGGCCGCCATGGTGGAAGCGGTTTGTGTCCCCACCGTGGGGACACATGTGCGTAAGTTGCGCGACATCATCAGGACAGAGACAGGAGGCAGACACGGTGGGTAACGAACAGAAGGGCCTGAGCAGTTCGTTTGTGGTGTCAATGCTTGGCGGAACGCAGACGATGACGATGCCCGGGGGCGACAAGTCGTACTTCATCAAGGCGCGGCGGGCCGACCTGGAGGAGGAGGACAAGATCAGCAATGCGGGTCTGCGCTTGCAGGCGAGGGACGGTAAGCGCGTCGGTGGTGAGGCGGTGCTGGACACGCTGGTGAACCCAGGCGCGAGCTTCATGGCGAAGTGCCTCTGTCAGATCAAGAACTTCCGGGTGCGTGTCGTGCGCGAGAAGGTCATCGACGGGGTTTCGCAGGTTGTGGAGGAAGACCTGGAATACGATCCGAAGAATGGTGGCGACAACCGGAGCAATCGTGAGTTGTACGAGTTCCTCTGCGACAGGCGGCTTCAGGTCCCGGTAGATGCGCTCACCGCCGGCCAACTCGCCTACATCGGCGACGATGAGACGGCCACCACCATCCCGCTCATGCGCCTCGTGGACGGGTTTCTTGATTGGGTGTCCGGGCGCACCACGGCTGCGGCGGAGGACTTTGAGGCTTTGGGAAAAGGGCTGCTGGCGTAGCGGCCCACTACGTCAGCACAGGCGAGATAGACCTGTATGCCGGGCTACGGGAAGAAGCAAGAGATGCTGCCATCGCCCGGATCAAGGCAAGGAACGCGGACAAGCCACGTATCGTCCTGAGCAGCGCCGACCCGGCGACGCCCGAGAGGGACGAATTGGGCCGGCGCTTCTTGCAAGAGGTGGAGGAAGAAGGGCGCGAGATACAGGAGGCCGTGGCGGCCGCGATGGATGGGCTCGTCGCGGATGTCCGGGAACGGTTCTTCGCCAGGTGCATTGAGCAGGCTTGGCTTGCGGCGTGTTGGATTGAGAAGACTGGCCAGTTCCCGAACGGCAGGCCGCTGGTGCGGCAGTTTCCGGCGGATGTGTCGTTGATGCAGGTCTTCCTCCGTGCGATTGGTGACCGTGCGGCAAGGGAGATGGAAGAGGCCGGGAAGGGCGCCGCAGTCCCGCCAGACTTTGCCTTCTACAAGGGGGCCATCCCCGATGGCGCTTTCGGACAGACGAACGACGGTACTGGTTGACTTCACCGTGGGGAACATTGAGCTCCCCGAGGGATACGTGCAGGTGCCGGCGAGGATGGAACTGGTTGATGATACCGGGCAAGGGGGGAGTATCAGTGGCGTCGGGGACTTCCTTAAGCAGATTGAGCGGGCGTTGGGTGAACCGTTCCGGCGCATGGCCGACCAGTTGTTGACGACCATCGTGAACATCTTCGCGAAGGGTGGCCCGGTCATCATCTCGCTCGGGGCGGCCATCTTCGGCGTGATTGTCGCTGTGCGGCTTGCCCTAGCCGCGTTCAAGCTGCTCAACCAGGTTCTCAGCATCCTCTGGAACATCCTCAAGTCCATCGCGGTCGGCTTCTGGAACGTGAATAAGGCCATCATCCAGTTCCTCGCCGCCCCGGTCGTCGCCACCGTCCGCAAGAGCATTGACGTGCTGCGCGAGTACGTGCGCATCCTCCAGCAGGTTGCGGACGCCGCCTACAACCTCGCCCATCAGTTCGTCACCAACATGGTCAAGAGCTTCGTAGAGTTCGAGCAGAACGTGGCGAACGCCGTCACGCGTATGGGCGAGTTCGGCGCGGCAGCTATGGAGATGCGCCCGCAAGTCATGCGCGCGGTGCGGGACATCACCCTGACCAGCCGGAAAATGGCGTCAGAGGCGGCTGAAAGTTGGTTGCAAATCGCGGCGGCTGGTGTGCAGGGCTTTGAGGACTTGCGGAACATGGTTCGGGGTTCGGTGGTCCTGGCGGAGGCCACGCTGAGTCCCTTGCAGGAAACGTCGAAGATTATGGTCACGATGATGAACCAGTTCCGCCTGAGCAGCGACCAGGCGATGCGGGCGGTGAATGCGCTGGTGGCCGCCGTCGAAGGGTCCCCAGCCAGCCTGAGTGACATGGCCAATGCCATGAAGTACGTCGGCACCACGGCCCACTTGTTTGGGCGCTCCTTGGAGGAGACACTGGCCTTGGCGATGGCGCTCTTCAGTGTTGGGACCAGTCCCAGCACGGTGGGCTATGAGCTTTCCCAGATTTTCAACGCATTGGCGCAGGCCAGCGACAAGACCACGAAGACCTTGGCGGCTGTTGGCATTGCGATGAAGGATATCTCCCCCGCGAAGAAGTCCATCGTCGAAATCGTGGAGGTCTTTGAACGCCTCCGGGACACATGGGCAAAGACGGTGGGTTTGAAGCAAGCGACCGCGAACATCGCGGAACTCCTGTATGCGGCCTTCAGCCAGCGGGCGGCGCGTGGCCTCGCAGGACTCATCACCGTAGGTAGCGAAAAGCTCCGCGAGATGGAACGGTCTATCACGAACACCAACATCGCTGAGAAGATGCAGGCCGACCAGTTGAACACCCTCGCCGGGGCCTGGGACATCATCCGGTCCAAGTGGGAGGAAATCTACTACGTGATCATGGAGCGGTTCGGGCCGGCGCTGCGGCGCGGCGTCGAATGGCTGAAGAGTTTCGTGGATGTCATTCTGCGCGGGGTGCTCCCGGTGAGGGCAGGCGGGTTCCTCGGTGGGTTCATGGACACGGTGACGCAGTTCGCGGCCGCCATCGGCCCGCATGTCCTGGTGGCCGCGGAGCGGCTGATGAACGCGCTAAACGTGGTAGGCGCGGGGCTGGCTGCGAGCGCCGGGGCTGCGCTTCCCTCGGTGCTGCGGCTGCTGTCGGAGATCCCCCGCATGTTTATGGACATGGCGCGGGTCATCATGCCTGCCTTGGAAAACACGATTGGGAAAGTGGCACCGTTTCTGGTGGACTGGGTGTCGCAGATCACCCCGCTTCTTGCCGACCTCGCGGCTGCGTTCCTCCAGTTCCTCGGGGCGCTGGCGTCGCAGGCTGGCCCGAAGATCATCCAGTGGTTCCAGACGCTCATTGGTATGGTCATCCGAATATTCGGGGCTTCTGAGCAGGGCATCCCTTTGTTCATCAAGTACCTGGACCTGCTGATTGAGAAGCTCCCGACGATCCTGGAGGCGGCTATCCGGTTCCTGCCGACGCTGGTGGACCTGTTCGGCAGCTTCCTGGATAACGTGGCAAAGTTCATCGATGTGTACCTACCGATGCTGGTGCAGTGGATCACAGATGCGTTGCGTGTCGCTACGCGGATCGTGGATGAGACCCTGCCTATGCTGATTGCCACCTTGCAGAAGGCGGCCCCGCTCATCGCGGACATGGTACGGGCGTTCCTGGATGGCATCGGGAAGGCGCTGGACCTCATACAGAAACTGGCAGACAAGTGGGACACGGTGATTGAGCCGGCGTTGAGGACAACGCTGGAGGCCATCCGCAACATCATCAAGGCGCTGGTAGACCTGACGATGGCATGGGTGAACCTTTTCACCATCGTGGTCAAAGTGTTCCAGGCGCTGATTACAGTACGGCTCCTCCTGCTTGGGATACCGGGCATCCAGTTAGCGCAAAAGCTCAACGAGTTCATCAACGGTCTTATCGGGCCGCTCAACGAGGTAAAGAAGTCCCTCGGAGAAGTCAGACAGGCGATGCAGGATGTTGGCGGCGTCGTTGCTCCCCAGGTACAACCGCAGGCGACCGCTACGATGACCCAGAACGCTTTCGCCCCGCGCAGTGCGCAAGGTGGCGCGCCCTGGGCTAATAGCAATGGCTCACCTTCTTTGCTCCCTGCGCAGGCGGCGGAGAACGTGAACACGGCGGCGATGGCGAAGGAGCGGCGGGCGGCGGCCTTGCGTGGCCGGGGGTCCGTGGATTTGGGCTTCGGAGAGCGGATATATGCGTAGATGGGGCTGATGGTGGCGAGGCGGCTGAAACGCTGTCCTGGGGCCGTACAGTGGCGGCGCGGGGCATTCCTGTAGCGTGTCTAATTCCCAATGGGCCTTTTGCGGCCCTTGACAGGCCTCTCCTCCCTGTGTATACTGCGGCTATCGCCTTTGCAGGCGGCGCATGAGATGCAGAGAGGAGCGGGTGGACGATGAAGAAAATCGGGATGGTGCTTGTGTCGGTGGTCGTCTTTGCGGTGATTGCCGCAGCCCTGGCGCTGGCGTTCGACACGAAGGGCTTCACGGAGGCGGCAAAGCGGGTGGTCTACGGCCCGCCGCCGGAGCCGGTGAGCGCAAGCATCACGATCACACCGGACGGGTCAGTAACGGTCAACGGTGAAAGGATGGGAGGCCCGGTGGCAGCGGTCAAGACGCAGGTGACGGATGCGGCGCAGACGGTGAGCGGGAGGTTGGGCGTCTACAACCAGACCGTCTATCCCATCTTGATTTCGGCGCCAGTCCACTATTGGTATGTCAATTGTGGGGGCTTCGTATGTGTGATTCATGATATAAGCACCGATGGTTGGTCTGGCCCACCACCCGGCCCATCACCACCGCCCGGCACACAGCTTACATATGCCTGTTACATCGCGCATGGTGGTATTATACCTTTCAATTCCTGGGATCACGAGTTCGTCTACATGACAGGCGCCGATGACGACGACATTGAAAGGGATTTCTCATTCACGGTTACTGGTCGTCGTCTATGGCGCGAAGCTGAACAGGATCCCTCTGCGGGCCGCACAGGTTTCCCTGTGTACGCTAAAGAACGCTCAGTAGCAGACACTTGGGAAACCGTACCTCCCGTGAGTTGGAACATCACCTTCGGAACCCTCTCAGCGAGTGGAACGCAGACTTGGATGCCATCGCCCCCACCGGGGATGTGGATCCCGGTTTCAGCATCGCCCATTGACGCCATCAGCATTCATGGAGATTTCCATAAGGGGCAAGCAGATGTCAAATATGCGGCGCTTGACAACCTCCAGTGGTCTGGTGCTGATGTGAACCTAGCGCGTTATGTGTATGGGACATATAACAGTGGTCTATACCTGGATGGAAAGCAAAGTGGTATGGATGTTTACTACCACAGTTCCGGGAATACGTCGCATTACGTCTCCATTAGTCGCCCAGCCATCTACGACTTCACGAAGTTCCGCCTCCCGAACAGGTCGGACGAAGATGACGCCGGCCTGCGCATCGCGGGCGGCTTCAAAGCCACCAACCACTACCCGGCCACCCTCGGCTGGAGTACCACTCCGTAGCAAGGGGAAAGCACCATGGCGAACGCCGGGGATACAGTCTACCCCACGCCCGCGCAACTGAGGGAGCTTGGCGTCTGGGTGCAGATTGCCGGGCGTGTTATTGGCATGAATTACCGCGACCCGGACGACCAATACGACCTCCTCTCCGGTAGCGCTATCGGCCCCTACACCATCACCCCGGAAAGCCTCCGCGCACTCGGGCAGGATGCCACAGACACCGCCATCACACTCCGCGTCGCCCCCATCAACATCGACAACTGCTACGCCTACGAGGACTTTGACTTCGACGGCCTCAACTTCCGCCACCGCGAAGACGTGTCCATCTACGGCCCAGAGCCCGCACACGACCACTCCTCCTGGGTAGGCAGCGCTGGGGCCACAAGCCCATCCGCTTCCGGAGAGTTCATCGTCTCACGGACGGGGGACGACCCGCCAAAGCTGACACTAGACATTGCCAGCGGATATGAGCAGCGCTTGTCCGACATCCCCGCGCAGGACTTCCCGGTAGGCATGCCCGGGGCTCCGTTCATGTATTGGACACGCCGCGCGGACGCCTTCCGTGTATACGATGGTGAACCGGGTGGCACCACCGGAAACCCGTATCCTGTTCCCGCCGAAGGCGTCTACTGCTGGCTTGGGTGGGCATGGATGGACTGGCACTTCAGCGCCCCGGCGGCTTCGTCTCTCCTCGTGACCGTCACCTCCCGCCGCTACCAGTTCTTCGACAACCACCTCACGGACAGCACCCGGCAGAGTGCCTTCACCTGGGCGCATCTCGGCGACGAGCAGCACCGCTACCGATTGCCTGTCACGGCGGGAAGCAATCATGCGTATCTGTGTCTGATGACGCCACTCGCAACGGAGGTAGAGAGCACCGACTGGTCGCCAGTGGGGTCCTATGCATTCGGGCGCATCGACTTCTACGAGGGGGTCCCCTGCGCGGGGGAGTGCGACTACTTTACCCAAGTCTTCTGGGAACAGACATTCAATGCCATGTTCCCGCCGGGGTGGTACACGCAGTCTCTCGTGGATATGATCGCAACGCGCCCTGGGGGTTCTTCGTGGGTGCCCTACTCTGCCGATGTGTCCCCCGTCGCAGGAGACATTCTCTGCATCCAGTGGTCCCCTGTCGGCGTTCAAGGACACGCTGCTATCCTGCACAGCATTGACGGCAACGATCTTCACATCGCCAATTCCAACGCAGATGGGGATGCCCTTGGGCACTTCTCGCTCATGGAATACTACTCTCCAAATCTCTACCGCTGGTGGACCTATGGGAAAACAGTACTCGAATGGCGGAACGCCGGAACTTCTGCCTGCGACGGGTACTACGCTTCCGCGGGCACCCACAACGGGCAGCCGCTGTACGCGAGCCCTGGCGGCAAACTCTTCTGGTATTCCATCGCCGACACGCGCTGGGTCCTGAGCGACCATGTAGACGACCCAGCCACGAACTGGTACTACGCCGGGCCGGTCGGGGGCAGCCAGTATTCCCTGCCGCTCGTCACCGGGGCACTCGGAGCAGACCCGCCGCCCGCGCCGCTCTTTGCGACACTCGAGGGTTGGTTCCACTGGGATGGCGGAGTTCCCCAGCCTACCCACCCGGTCTTCGAGCGCGTTGTGCGCGTCGAGGTCTCCGGCTTCGCGGATGGCAATTGGCAGTTCCTGGACGACCCGCGCCTCTGCCGAGACCCGGCGGGCGCCACCGAAAACTTCGCCATTCAGGTCAAGTCCTTCGAGGGGCATGACCCGCTCTACAACAAGGGCGGCCTCTCCTGCCGCGTGGACTGCGCCCACGTCTGCCAACTCTATGCGGGCGATACGATGAACGCCAACGTCCGCGAGAAGACGCTGCCCTTCTTCGACAAGCTCATCGGTGCTGTCTCCGGGGATGACCTGACGACGGCGTTTTCCTTGGGGGCCATGGCGATAAATATCACCGACTGCTCCGATGCCTGGCTTGCGAGTGAAGACGCTTCATCCATCGAAGCCCATACCAAGGATGAGGATGACAATCAGCTTGCTCTATGGTGCTTCGACATTTGCCATCCCATCCGAGACAGCGCCACCGAGCTTCCCCTTGAGCAGGACCCCATTGCGCTTGGTAACAAGCTTCGCGTGTCCTTGAGGGCTTCTTCGTGGGCAGCCGCTCGCGGCATTCGGTATATCGTTTTGCCTGACTCCGTACAGGAGGGCCGGGCCCAGGGTTTCGACCTATATAGCATCGGGTCCCTTGCCCGTTCCCGCGAAAGCATTGCCCAGGTCTGGCGGCGGCATGGTGGCGGTACCTGGGTCAAGTATCGCGACCCCGTCAGCAGCGATGACCGTGGCCTATGGCGCAGTGGAAGCCTTCCGCCTGTCTATCAGTGGCTCTACAATGCAGACTACGATCAGTGGTATCCCGATTACTGGGAATATGCGGTCACACCGGCCTCCACGGCATACCCTACCGCGTCGCATGTCATCGGCATTGCGCCACACCGCGAGACCGTCGCCCTGTGGATCGTCTACCGGGAGCCAGGCAAGGGGAACCTGCACATCGCCTTCAACCCGGTGGCGGCGACGGCCCTGGTGGTGGATGCGGGCATGAGCGACGTGGTGGGGGTCCACAAACTACAGCGCCCTTTGGACGCGGAGAATGACGGCGGACTGATTTGGTCTGAGCGGTTCCCGGTCGCAGGCACAGAAGACATCCTCTGGGCCAACATCGCTTTGGACACCGCACGCTCCTGGCACGCTTTTATTGAAGGCGACGAGGAAAGCGCAGCCGTCCGTCCAGGGCTGCACCTGGAGACACAGGGCGCAGACACGTACCCCTTCAGTGAGGCGATGGGGTTTCCCATGGCCCTCGCCGCCCCGCACATGGACCTCCTGTACGTGGTGGCCCGCGACAACGCCACCGGGGTGGCCCACCTCCTGCGCCGCGACCCGGCAAGCAACTTCGCACAGTTTCAGGGGGAAGCCACCAGCCCCATCGGGGCCTGCGACGAATGCGCCCCCAGTCTCGCAATCAATCCGGTCTCTTGGCTGCTCGCGGCTGCGGTGCCTGCCAATGACGCGGTGGGCATCTACCTCAGCCTAAACCAGGGGGAAACCTGGGAAGCGGCCACCGATGGCATCCTCATGCGCTACCCGGCCCTGTGGGCGACGCCCCAGGAACTGTGGCTTGCCGGATGGCTGGACGAACCCGCCGCCGGGGCTGAAGGACAAATCATCCTGTACCGCTTCGACTTCACGGAGTATGCTTTGACGCAGACGGGCGATGGGGTGATCGTCGGGGTGTCTGACGAAGGGCGTCCGGGCATCATGGTCCACCCGCACACACAGCAGCCCATCGTCTTGGGCACAAAGACCTCGCTGTGGGACGCGGACGGCCCGGACCTCGCCATCGTGGAGTATACCAGCCTAGATTTCGGGCTGACTTGGTATCGAAGGAGGTTTATCTCCATTGGCTGAGTACAGCAGGCCCTATGCGAGCGTACAGTATGGTAACGGGCGCCGGCGCTACGAGGTGCGCGAAAATGACCGGGGCTGGTTCCTATACTACGACCTGGTGGACCAGTTGAAGGCGGAGCGGCTCACCAGAAGCGCATGGTACATTCCGACTGCGATGCCTGCGGAACTGGCGCCGTACACTCTGCGGCAGACCGGGGGCAACTGGACCAACGACATCGTGCCCGTGGACCAGGGGGCATTGAAGGGCCTGCGGTTGCAGCACTACATTCAGGACATGGACTACATGATGATCGGCACTCGGGGCGTGGACTATCCCAGTGGCGACCTTCCATCCCGCTATGTTCCAGCCTGCCGCTACTTCTACACCTTCGCGACCCAATACCGCGACCCGGTTGGTGGTTATTGGTTGACCACGGAGGGTGGGAGCAAGCAGTCCGACAACTTTGAAGACTACTGGGACTTCAAGAAATCCGCCGATGGCCTCTTTGTGGAGATGATCCAGAAGCAGTCCGCCTACGGCACCTTCCTGAGCAACCAGCCCATCCGCACCCTCCTGTGGTGCACGCAGAGAGGCGGCCTGTGCCCGAACCTCTGGTGGGCTTTCGGGGTGCGTCGACAGGCGACGGCGGGTGACGTGGACGAATTCCTCAAAGACAACCCGGACATATTGGACGACGTGGACGAACTCCTCTGCACTGCCTTCTACTTCGGAGGCATGGATGACACCAACCCGCACATCCCGGACAACACGACCTACTACAAGTGGATGCTCCGGGTGCCCATCAGCGGGAAGCCGACCTTGTATGAGGGGAGGCCGACGGCGTGGTCCGGGGAGGGCGAGAGCATGGAGTACACGGAGTGGCGCTACTTCCCGGTGAAGCTCGAAGGGGTAGCACTCAAAGAGCAGTCGGCGACGTCCCTGGCGACAGACGGGGTGACCTACATCGTTGGCGTCCTTGGGGATAACATCGTGGTCTGCGAACTGGGCTCCGACGACTTCGCGTTCTACCGGGCTGCCAACATAGCCCAGCCGCTCATCCCCTCCGGAGGCGTCCATGTCACCAATTTCCCCGGGCAATGCGCCTTGTGGATGGCCCCGGTGAAGTTTGACCCGGGCCTTTTTGACGGGGCCAATGAGAAGTTCGTGCGACTGCGCGTGCCGGAATACCAGTACCCCAACTACAACGAGCCGCGCATCGGCTACTACGTGTACGGGTGGACCCTGCGCGGCTGGTCGTCTGCCACGGAGACCTATCGGTGGCCTGACAGCCGCCCTGCCTGGTGGCCGAAGTTCACCCTCTGGCCCCCTAAGGGTCCTCCAGGCGTCTGGCCCAGCACCGCGCCCTATGATTGGCCCGAGGACGAAGAATGGCCGCCCCGCTACGTCGCAACGGTGGACAACCCGGTGCCCCCACCCGCGACCGTTGAGATCAACATGCCACGCGAAGTCCCCACCCCGGTGCTCGACCATCCCACCTATGTCTCTGGCGGTGGCGTGTACTTCGACCACTGGGCCGCAGACGAGGGGACGCCCCCGCAGTCGTTCCTGTGGAAGCTCTCCATTGAGCCGATCACCTACAACCCGCCGCAGATCGACCGGACCACGCTGCTCACCCACACCACCCCATTCATCCAGGGAGTGAGCCTCTGGCAAAATGCCACCGTCACCGACAATGGCGTAGACGCCCCGGACTTCGCCGCACTCCCGGCGCCCCACGTCCTTGACATCCATAGGGGCATAGGCGATATGGGCGGCGTGGATGGGTCCTATGATCTCGTCGTCACCAACCGCGAGGAGAATGTGGGCTTCAATCCAGCAACCGCCATTCGCATGGGGGCTACCATGCGCGTCACCGTGGGCGCCCGGATGTCGGACGGGACCCTCAACTCCTTCCCCATCGGGGACTTTGTGGTGGCCGAGAAAACATTCACCCGCAAGGAGGCCGGTTTCACTCTCGCGGACTACCTGCAGATGCTCGCCCTCGAGAAGTGGACAGACGGGCGGCTGAACTTCCGCCTCTGGACAAGCAAGGCCGCAATCACCTGGCTGCTCAACCACTGCGGCTTCGGCGAAGACTGGTATGACCTGGAGGACATCGGAACCTACCTAACGGACATCTCGCCGCAGGGCAATCAGTGGCTCATCGAACCCGGGGAACCAATCGGGCAGATTCTCGCGAAGATCGCCTACATGGGCCAGGAGAAGGCGGCCATCTGGTGCGATGGGTTCAGGATCAAGACGGGATGCCCCTACTGTCGCACTAAGCGCACTGCGGCCACGCTGTTCACCCACCAGAACAACGGATGGAATAGCAGCGGGTGCCGGGCGGCCGACATCGCCCGCGCCGGAGGGGAAGGCGTAGACCGGACCATCATTGCCCTCGCGTCTTACGACGAAGCCTCGCTCATCATCGCCGAGGGCATCGACGCCGAAGAGACTGGCCTGCGGTCTTCGGACTTCGCCACCCGCGTCACCATCGGCGGGCGCGACGAGTTCGGGTTCGGCCTCAACTATACCCTCGTGAACCTGACCGCCTCCCCCACTGACGAGGACCCCACTGCGGACTACATCGGCTGGAACATCAACCACTACCAGGCCGAGGACAACCTGAAGACCTGGACCGACCTGTTCTCCCGCGCTTTTCACGTCTTCCACCAGATTGGCGTCAGGCACCTCAACCTGAAGCGCATCGTGCTTCCACTCACGGTGACCGAGGACCACTACATGGGCAAGCCTGCCAAGATGCTGTGGGAGGGGGACGTCGTGAAAGTCCTTGGGGGCCGTGGGATTGGGGCGCACGGCAAACTCTTCCGGGTGGTCCAGGCTGCGCACAACCTGCAGGAGATGCGGACGACTCTCTTCGTCAAGGAAATGGTGGGGCCTTATGGCTAACGTGTTGAGCAGCCCGATATATGGCGGCATCGCCCCGGTGACGCCTATCTTCGGGTCTGTGTATGCGGGGCATTATGGTGGCGTGTCCGTGCTGCCCCAGAATGACACACCCGCTTGGACGCGCCTCGCCGTTGGAAGCCCCACGGAGGCAGTCGCCTACGGGCGCCTGTCCATCGCCACGAGCGCCGCGTCCGCGTTGCGCTACTGGATTGAGGACACGGACCTGAGCAATGATGGCGGGTCTGTGGTGGAACTCCGGGCGAAGGTCACGGCGGGTAGTTCTGCGGCGAACACGGGGCTGCTGCTGGAGATCAAGAATGGGTCTGTGCAGTACGTCGCCTGGATTCGGCCGGGAGGCTACAACATCCACGACCAGCCTGCCGTCGCCAAGGACCTGACCGGATGGCATGTCTACAGGCTGGCAGGGTCAGGCGTGGACTGTCTATTGACCATTGATGACGCGGTGGTACAATACGGACATGCCAATTCCCTTACTTCCGAGACGCGGGTAGGTTTCGGTACGGCAGCCGGGTACGGGTACGCAACCGCTGAAATAGACTGGTGCAAGGCGCGCCCCTTCTACCCATGGGGCAATGCGAGGGACGGAGGCTGGATTATGACGATAGGCCCCCATGCCGGTTCGGCGAATATCCCGGCTGTACTCGACGGGTCTTCTTTCGTGATTGTAGAAGTGGACCACTCCGCAGAGGCGGTCTTCTCCCTTGCGGAGCCGCCCATCTTCACAGACGCCAACGGTGACTCTCTGGAGGACATCGGCATCCACGTTGAGTTCCTCTGTGACACGAACGGTAGCGGCTTCAAGGTGAAGATGACGAACTACTCCTGGACGGGGTATGGCTACCCGCTCGTGTCATTCCTGTGGACGCGGCGAGGCTTTATTGAGGTGTAGCATGGCTATTAAGGCAATGAAAAGGCCTCCCGTGCAAGACGCCGCGCGGCTCGTGATGACGACGGTGAAGCCGCGCCCCGGTTCGCAGGCAGTAGTGGGGCATCCTGAGTTCGACACGCCGATGCCCGCGCGAGTTAGGAATAGTGGGAGCATCCACCTTGTCAGGCTTGATGGTGTGGGGGACATGCTGTTCATGGAGCCCGCCATCCGCAAACTGAAGGCCCAGTGCTCCGGACAGGCAATCATCCTGCATACCCGCGCCCGGTACACGGATATGGCGCCCGCCATCGGCTTCGACGCAGCGGAAGTCTGTGAGAACAAGTCAGGATCGCATGGGTCGGCGGTGAACCTCAACTGGGCGCTTGAGCAACATGCAGCTTCTCACGTGATGGACCGCGTATCCATCTGGGAGGACATCCTTCGGGTAGGCATTGGGGACGAGCCTGTGAGCATCGCTGCCGTCGCCTCTGGAAAGGCTCTCCTGGCAAGCCACCCACAGTATCACTCCGATAGACCCTCGCTGTACTTTTCTCCCTTCAGCGCATACCGAGACCGAAGCATCCCAGCGGCCGCTGTGACTGAAGCCATCCCAATTCTCTTATCCACGTATAACGTGGTTCTCACGGCGCCAGCGTATTGGGACAAGACGACTGCTCTTGCGACAAACCATCCCAACGCGACGTTCATTGCGGAGAAGGCCGAAACGATCAGCGCCGCGGCAGATGCAGGGGCCTTGGTCTTCCCTGAGACTACGGTTCTTGACTGGTTTGCCCTTGCCGGGGCGTGCGATGTCGCCCTGTCATCAGATACCGGCGGGATGTATGTCGCGGCGTCAGCGGGCGTTCCCACGGTGGGGCTGTTCGAGCATGTCCCACCATGGCTTCGGCTCAGGCGCTTTCCAGGGACACGCGGCGTACTGCTACGTGGCGAAGGCTGCCGGTGTGACCACCACGGACCATGCAATAAGCCGCGAGAGGAATGCCGCGACCTGCTGACTCCAGAATTCATCGCGAACCAGATAGAGGCTGTGCTCGCCGGGGAAACTGGATACTTCCTCGCCGATGGTAGTCAAGTAGCCGAGCCTCTTCTGCAAATCGACATCGAAGAAGGCCATGCATCCGCGATCCGAGCCACGGAGTTCTCGGCGCGCGAAGCCTGCCGTGGTTTGAACTTCAGGATAGGTCCAGCGGATAAGTCTTATGGCAGCCCTTCCTCGTACCGGGAATGCCGCATCGTCGTCAAGGCTGGCGACATGCTGAACCGAGATGACGTATGGGCTGAGTTTACACGACAACTGAAGGGGTGAAGCGGATGGGTAGAGAAAAACTGTACTTCGCAATTGGTGCGTGGGGCGTGGGAAACATCGGTGACGATGCCATCGCGCTTGGGTTGCGCGCAGTCCTTGGCGACAAGGTGCGGCTTGTCGGGGAGACGGTCTGCCCAAGCATTGGAACCCTGATCCCACTGGAGGAGGCGCTGGCCTGTTGCCAGCCAGGTGATGAGTTCATGCTTGGGGGAGGTGGCACGATCACTGACGAGAATGTGATCCGCAAGCACTTCATCCCCATCGTAGAAAGCGCGGCTGACCGAGGCTGCCCGACGAGGATCTCCCGCGTCGGCTTTGAGTCGGCGGCGGATGTTCCACCGGACACGCTGAAGGAGCTTCTTGGCCTGTGCCACAAGATCACGGTACGGTCGCCCTGGTCGCAGGAGTTCGTGGCGAGTCTTGGTTTCGCTTCGGAACTGTGGCCGGACTTCGCCCTGTCTGTCCCAGGGCCGGGAGAACGCAGCAAGAAATACGATGTCCTTACTGTCAAATTCGGAAGATCGGGAACCGAGGAATTAGAGCAGACGGCTATCATCGTGGAGGGCTACGTGAAGCGTGACGAACCACTGCTCCTCCTGTCCCACTGCGGAAAGCACGCGCTCAACCATGCCCTCGGGGAAGCGACGCGGCTGAAGAAGCTCGCGAAGCTCTACCCGGCCGATCTCATCTCCTGGGCAGCCCCTGAGACGGTGCAGGAAGCCCTGGAATACTACGCAGCTGCCTACAAGGTCATCACGGCGCGCCTGCATGGCGCGTACCTTGCCCACGTCTGCGGGGTCCCGTGGGAACCGGTGCCGTGGGCCGATCTGAAACTGCAGAATGTATACACCGGATAGGCGATCCCAGCTGACCAGCACGCGCGCCCGGTAGGGGCGCAGGAACAGGAGGACACCATGCCCCGCACACTTGCCGAAATCCGTTCCGACCAGGCCGTCAATGAGTTCGTGGATCTGACGGAAGAACTTGAGAAGGCCCTGCAGTCCAGCAAGGACGCGATGGCGTCGCGCTTGTGCCAGGCGCCCGTGGTCGCGAAGATGAAAGCGGCGCTCGCGGCACTCCCGCTGGAGGACCGCCGGGCTCTGCGCGTACGGATCAAGCCGTTGGCCGCCCATGCCGGAACCACCGTCACTGACCTTCTCGGCGCAGAGGAGTAGCCCATGCCTTCAATTCGCTGGGGCCTCGGAACCGGGGCCGACGTCTGCCTGCCCTTCCTGGACAACGTGTCCCTTTCCGGGTGCCGGCTGATCGGCGCAGGCCTCGAGGATGATGACGTGGTGCTGGCCTGGGATGAACATGCGGTAGATGTCAACACTGTTGGATGCTGGAGGATGAATGGGGACTGGACGGACGCCAGCGGCAACGGGCACGACGCGACCCCCGTTTACGGGCCGACTTTCACAGCTGGATGGTATGACCGGGCGGGGTCCTTCGTACGCACGAGCTATCAGGGTCTGGAGATTGCCAGCGATGATGCGCTCAATATCATCGGCGACATGACCTTTGAGTGTTGGTGGTACCGAACTACGGCCTATTCATCAAAGTGGGAAAGCCTTCTGGCGAAGCGTGCATTCGGCGCGGTGGCCTGCCCATATGGCGTGAACATGCGCAACGGAGTCCTGCAATGGTATTTCGCGGATACAGCGTTCCGAGTCTGCTCGCACAATTCGGCACCGCCATTGAACGCATGGACCCATCTGGCATTCACCAGAGAGAGCGGCATACTGAGGATATGGGTGAACGGCACATCTGTGAAGCAAAGTAACTTCTCGGCATACAGTCCAACTGCAACCGCAGACAATCTCAAGTTCTGTCAGATTGACCCGTCCCATGAGACGCTGTCTGCGACTCTGGATGATATGCGGCTCTCCAACGTCTCGCGGTACGTTGCGAACTTCACTCCCGTCCGCTACAAGTCCGCGACGCAGAACGGAGGCGTCCAGCCATTTGTACAGTGT